ACTGCTACGGGTAACATCACAGGTGCTAACTTAGTAACTGGGGGTGTATTGTCAGTTACTGGTAATGCTAATATAGGTAATTTGGGTGTATCTACAGTAATTGCTTCAACCGTTAATGCTACTACTGTCAATAGTGGTTTGTTACAAAACGGTAATAGTAATGTAACTATTACTGGTAATGCTAATATTTCTCACTTTGTCACTAGTAATACAACTAGTCAACTAACAGTTACAGCAACCGGTGCAAACATTCCAGGATACGCAAACGTAGGTTCATTGAGTGTAACAGGGGTAAGCAATTTAGGTCCAGTCGGTAACGTAACTATCACAGGTGGTGTTGCCAACTATCTATTACAAACTAATGGTTCGGGTGTGTTAACTTGGGTAGCACCGCCGTCAACCTCAAGTATTGTTAATGGTAACAGTAATGTAAATATACCTTCTGCTAATGGTAACGTCAACATTTCTGCTGTAGGCACTGCAAACGTAGTTGTTGTTACCGGTACTGGTGCAAATATAACAGGTACATTAAGTGCTAGCGGAAATGCTAACGTAGCTAATTTAGGTACAACAGGTGTATTCGCAACTACATTAAGTAGTACTGGCAACGCTAACGTAGGTAATTTAGGTACTGCTGGTTTAATTACCGCAACAGGTAATGTAACAGCAGGTAATTTAATAACTGGCGGTGTCATCAGTGCAACTGGCAATGCTAATATAGGCAATATTGGAACAGCAGGTTTAATAACAGCTAGTGGTAACATCACAGGTGCTAACTTAGTAACAGGTGGTGTCATCAGTGCAACTGGAAATGCTAACGTAGGTAATTTAGGTGCAACTGGTGTATTTGCAACAACATTGAGTAGTACAGGTAATGCTAATATAGGCAATATTGGTACAGGTGGTTTAATTACTGCAACAGGTAATGTAACAGCAGGTAATTTAGTAACTGGTGGTGTCATCAGTGCAACAGGTAACGCTAACGTTGGTAACTTAGGCGCAACAGGTGTGTTTGTTACTACAGTAAGTGCAACCAGTAACGCAAACATTGGAAACATTGGTACAGGTGGTTTAATTACAGCAACAGGTAACGTAACCGCAGGTAACTTAGTAACAGGTGGCGTATTGTCAGTTACTGGTAATGCTAATATAGGTAATGTTGGCGCTACATTATTTGTAGGTAATATTAGTGGATCAGGAAACAGTAACGTTGGTAATTTAGGAACTACTAGATTAGTTGCAACTGGTGCTGGTAGTTTTGGCGCTAACTTAAACATGAACACAAACTGGATAAACAACGTAGGTTATCCAAGTGCTAATACTGATGCGGCATCAAAAGAATATGTAGATACACTAGTATCAACTGGTATTAGTTATCATCAACCAGTCAACGTTGCAACAACAACTACACTGGCTACAGCTACAGGTGGTACAACAGCATATAATTCACCGAATGGAGCCGCAAATGGTATCGGTGCATACATTAGTACAACAGGTACATTTAATTTAATTGATGGCGCAAACGTTCAAACAGTTGGTACACGTATCTTAGTTAAAGACGAAGCTAATGCAACATGGAATGGTGTTTATACATATGCTAACACAACTGCAATTGTTCGTTCTACTGATACTGACGAAGCTGGAGTAGGTAGTGCATCACTATTAGGTATTAATGATTACTTCTTTACTTTAGGTGGGGTTATAAACGAAGGTACTGCATTCATTGTAAGTGCCCCTGCAGGTACAATTACATTTGGTACATCAAATATTACATTTGCAGTATTCAGCACATCACAGGTATATGATGCTGGTACTGGATTAACATTAACTGGTACTACGTTTAGCGTTAACCCAAGTCAAACACAAGTAACTGCTGTTGGTACATTAACTAGTTTAAGTGTAAGTGGCAACGCAAATATTGGTAACGTAGGTGCTACATTATTTGTAGGTAACTTAAGTGGTACAGGTAACAGTAACGTTGGTAACTTAGGCACAGGAATTTTAACAGCTAGTGGAAACATCACTGGTGCAAACTTAGTAACAGGTGGTGTATTATCTGTTACAGGAAACGCTAACGTTGGTAACATTGGTGTTGCAACTGCGATTATAACAACTGGTAATATTACTACAATCAACAGTGGATTGTTACAAAATGGTAACAGTAATATTGCGATAACTGCTAACGGAAATATCTCGTTGTCAGCAGTAGGAGCACCAAATGAAGTTGTGATTACTGGTACTGGAGTAAATGTTGCAGGTACATTAAGCGTAAGTGGTAATGCTAACGTTGGTAACATCGGAACAGCACAAGTTCTTGCATCTGCAAACATCACAGCACCGCAATTAATATCAAACGTAGCTACTGGTACTGCTCCATTAGTTGTTACTTCAACAACACAAGTTGCTAACTTGTCTGTTGCAACCGCTGGTAGTGCAACTACAGCCGGTACTGTAACAACTAACGCACAACCAAATATTACTTCAGTTGGTACATTAACTAGTGTTTCAGTATCAGGTAATGCTAATATTGGAAACATTGGTACAGGTGGATTAATTACTGCAACAGGTAATGTAACAGCAGGAAATATAGTCACTGGTGGTGTCATCAGTGCAACTGGAAATGCTAACGTAGGTAACTTAGGTACAGCAGGGATATTCGCAACAACATTAAGTTCTACAGGTAACGCTAACGTAGGTAATATTGGTACTGCAGGATTGATTACGGTTACCGGTAATGCGAACATTGGCAATATTGGAACAGGTGGATTAATTACTGCTACCGGTAACATTGGTGGCGGTAATATTAACACTGGTGGTCTAGTAACTGCAACCGGTAATGTTACTGGTGGTAACTTAGTAACGACAGGTTCTGCAAACGTAGGCAACACTATTATTTTAGGTAATGCTTCAGTCCCGACAACTATTGCTTGGGCATCTGCTACTACTACCAGCATTACTGCAAACCAAACTATTGCAAGTTTTAGTGCTACTGGTGTGACTGGTGTTGAATATTTAATTAAAGGGATAGACTCAACCGGTTCTAAATATAGTGTGGCAACTGTAATTGCAGTAACTGACGGAACTACAGTAGATTATGCTACTTTTGGTACAACTCAATTGGGTGGATACACAGGTAGTTTAGCAGTAAATATCGTAGGTGGATTTGTAAGGTTACAAGTTACTCCTGCAAGCAGTAATAGCACAGTTTGGACAACCCAATATAGGTTAATTTAATGGCAATTAAATCTTTAAATTCCGTCGGTGGATTTTCAGTTAGAGATAGTGTTACCGGTAATCTAATAGTAATTATTGATGATAACGGTAACATTACTACACCTACCTTAACAGTAACTGGTAATACCAATTTAGGTAATTTAGGTAATGTAAAAATAACTGGTGGTACTGCTAACTACGTACTACAAACTGATGGTACAGGTAATTTAACTTGGGTAGAACAATCAGGTGGCGGAGGCAACACAAGCATCACATCACCAATGCCCACTTTAATTAACTCAGGTGAAACATATTATGTAACAGGAAATCATCAAGGATTATTTAGTTTCCCCATTACAATAAATGGAACATTTCAGATTGATGGAATATTAATACAGGTTTAAGGAATAAAAATGAGTTTAATTTTAATACAAGAAACAGCAAGTTCAATACCAAGCCCAGCGGCTGGCAAGGGCACTGTGTTTTTAAACACTAGCGATCAACTGAGTGTAAAGAATTCAAGTAATGCTGTGTCAGTATTACCCTCCATCAATAGTTCAACAAATACATACGTAATATATAATAATGCAGGATCTTTTGGACAAAGTGCTAATTTTGTGTTTAACGAAACGACAAGCACATTGACTCTTGCTAATTTAATTGTATCTGGAACTTTACAAGCAGGTGACATTAGTGTTTCTAGTATTTCAAACGGTACAAGTAATGTTGATATTGTGGGTACTAGTGGTAATGTTACTACTAGTGTTGCCGGTAATGCTAATATTGTAGTAGTCACTGGTACAGGTGTCGTGGTTTCCGGCAATCTTACAGCAAACGGAGCAGTTGGTAACGGTATTGTTGGCGGCGCAAAAACTTCTGGTTCAACAAGAGGTACAGGTGTTACTGGTCAAGGATATGTAACCGCAAGTGGAGATACAGGAGCCGCAGTTGGTGTTCGTGGATTTTCAACAGATACCCATTCGGGTGGTTATAACGTAGGCGTATTAGGTAATGCATCTGGTTCTGGTTTAGGCAACTATGCTTTTTATGTACAAGCTGGTAATATTGCTTCTATTGAAACAGCTACTGCATGGGATTTAGTTGATAATAATACAAACGCTCTCTCATTCAACTCAACTGGAAAAGCTAACATTCTTGGTATTGAAACTACAGACGGCGCAGAAGGTATTTTCACATCAGGATACTTGAATGTTTCAGGTAATGTAACTGCAACAAGATTAATTAGTAATATTGCAATTGGCACTGCACCTTTAACTGTAACAAGCACTACACGTGTCGCAAACTTAAATGTAGCAACATCAGGTGTAGCAAACACGGTAAATGATGCGGCTCAAGGTAATATCACAAGTGTTGGAACACTAACAAGTGTTAGTGTATCAGGTAATGCCAATATTGGTAATATAGGTACAGGTGGATTAATTACTGCAACAGGTAATGTAACAGCAGGTAATTTAGTAACAGGTGGCGCATTGTCAGTTACCGGTAATGCTAACGTTGGCAACTTAGGCACAACAACAGCAATTATAACTACCGGTAATATCACAACTATTAATAGTGGATTATTACAAAATGGTAATAGCAATATAGCGATTACAGCAAATGGTAACATATCACTTACTGCTGCAGGTGGTTCACCAGAATTAGTTGTTACTGGTACAGGTGCAAATATAACAGGCACCTTGAGTGCTAGTGGTAATGCTAACGTGGCTAATTTAGGCGTTACTGGTGTATTTGCAACAACATTAAGTGCAAGTGGGAATGCTAATGTTGGTAACATGGGTGCTACTGGTGTAGTTGCAACAACATTAAGTGCAAGTGGTAATGCTAACGTGGCTAATTTAGGTGTTACTGGTGTATTTGCAACAACATTAAGTGCTAGTGGCAATGCTAACGTTGGTAATTTAGGTGCTACTGGTGTAGTTGCAACTACACTTAGTGGTACACTTACAACAGCGGCGCAACCAAACATTACCTCTGTTGGAACACTAACAAGTGTTAGTGTATCAGGTAATGCCAATATTGGTAATATAGGTACAGGTGGATTAATTACTGCTACAGGTAATATTACTGGCGGTAATTTAGTAACAACTGGTATACTAAGTGTTACTGGTACAGGTGTAAGTAGCATTGCTGGTAACTTAGATATGACCAGTAATACTATTATTAATCTTGCATCACCCACAAATGACCAAGATGCGGCAACTAAAAAATATGTTGATGATGTTGCTCAAGGCTTAAACATTCATCCTTCTTGTAATGCGGCTACAACTACCACTCTTGCGTCTATATCAGGCGGCACGGTAACTTATAATAATGGTACAGCTGGTGTAGGTGCAACACTAACAACTACTGGTTCATATACAACTATAGACGGTGTTACATTGTCAGATGGTATGCGTATTTTAGTTAAGAATGAAGCAACTCAAGCAAATAATGGTATATATGTTCGCACAAGTGCAACAGTATTAACACGTGCTACTGACTTTGATACTGCTATTGAAATCGCAGGTGGTGACTTTACATTTATTACTGCAGGTACACAATACAACTCAACTGGTTGGGTGCAAATCGATGAAGTTACTACAGTTGGAACAGACCCAATTGTATGGGAACAGTTCTCGGGTGCTGGTACATATAGTGCTGGTACAGGATTAACATTAACTGGCACTACATTTAGTGTCAATGCTTCACAAACACAAGTTACATCAACAGGTACACTAACTAGTTTATCAGTTAGTGGTAATATTAATGCAGGTAATGTAAGTGCGACATTAATTTCGGGTACTATAACAACAGCAAGTCAAGCAAATATCACCTCAGTTGGCCAATTAACTAGTTTATCAGTTAGTGGTAATGCTACCGTAGGTAATGTTTATGCTAATTCAGGCACAGTTGGTGCTTCATTATTAACTGGTACATTAACTACTGCGGCACAGGGAAATATTACATCAGTCGGTACATTAACCGGACTTGGGGTCAACGGAACAATCACTGGTGTTAACATCACTGCTAACACTGGCGTATTTACAGGTAACGGCTCTGCACTGACAGCATTAAACGCAAGCAACATTTCAAGTGGCACGTTAGCACAGGCTAGATTAGCAAACTCCTCAGTTACATTAGGTAGCACAGCACTTACATTGGGTGGTACTGTAACAACTGTTGCTGGTTTAAGTAGTGTAACTAGTACATCATTCGTTGGTGCACTAACAGGTGCGGCAACAAGTGCAACTACAGCCGGTACGGTAACAACTGCGGCTCAGCCTAATATTACAAGTGTTGGCACATTAACAGGTTTGACATTATCTAATGCGGCTGTAATCTCTGTAGGTTCTAACACTAACGTTGGTACGTTTACTGGTAACTTCTCATTAAGTGCAGGTTCAAGATTAAATGCTACATACGCTGACTTGGCAGAAAAATATGTTGCTGATGCTGATTATGAACCGGGTACAGTTCTAGTGTTTGGTGGTAATCATGAAGTTACATTGTCAACAGAATCAGATTCATTCAGAGTAGCAGGTGTAGTAACAACTAACCCAGCATACACTATGAATAATGATTGTGAGGGTGAACATGTGGCTACTGTTGCTCTACAAGGTCGTGTACCAGTTAAAGTAATTGGCCCAACCTATAAAGGTGATTTATTGGTATCATGTGGTAATGGTTATGCTATTGCTAATAACATTGCACGTGCAGGTACTATCATTGGTAAATCACTAGAAAACTTTAATCAAGCAAATGGTGTAATTGAAGTAGCTATAGGACGATTCTAATACAATTTCACACTGTACTTTTTGTAAAGATAAGTACAGTGTGATTAATGTATTTCAATTAAACTATGATTCCAGACTAAGAAGCTGGTACGAACTAAGACAAACTCTCCAAAACTCGGACACACAAACCAAATGTTTAGAAATAGACAAGTGGTGGCAACACGCTCCGATTGTAAACCATTATCTCCATCCACAAGAAATAGATACATGGCCAACACCTTGGGAACTGTTATATGACAACGAATACTGTCATGTTGCCCGAGGTTTGGGTATGATATACACACTTATGTTAACGGGTATAAAAGAAGTTGACTTCTCATTAGGAAAAGACGATAATAATGAAGATGTTGCATTAGTCATAGTTGACCACGCAAAATATGTATTGAATTACTGGCCTAATACGGTAGTAAATATCAATCTACAGAATTTTAAAATAACAGATAGTTTAAGTTTAAAAAACATAATAAGAAAAATAGGTGAAATATGATTATAAATGTCACTAAACGTAGTGGTAAAAAAGAGCCATTGATGTTAGATAAATGGCAAGCACAGATAGCAAAAGTATGTCAAGGTATAGCAGATGTTTCGCAATCAATGATAGAGATTAAAGCACAACCACACTTTTATGACGGTATTACTACTCGCATTATTGATGAGATAACATTACGTGCTATTGTAGACCTTATTAACGTAGAACATAATCCGGAAGTAGGTCACACAAACTATCAATATATAGCCGGAAAACAACGATTAAGCATGTTACGTAAAGATGTGTATGGTAGTTATGAAGTACCGCATCTATATGATATTGTTAAAAAGAATGTAGCAACCGGACTTTACACTAATGAATTGTTAGACTGGTATAGTGAAGAAGATTGGAATAAGATGAATGATATGATAGATCATTCTAAGGATGAAAGTTATTCTTATTCCGCCATTGAACAACTCATAGAAAAATATCTAGTACGCAATCGCAGTACAAAAGAAATATATGAAACTCCACAAGTTAGATACATGGTTGCAGCCGCAACTATTTTTCATAAAGAAGAACCTAACAGCGCAAGAATGCGTTACATAAAGGAATACTATAATGCGGCATCAGATGGCTTGTTTACTCTTGCTACCCCTGTACTTGCTGGTCTTGGTACTCCAACCAAGCAGTTTAGTAGTTGTGTGCTTATTCGCAGTGACGATGATCTTGACAGTATTTTTGCCTCCGGAGAAATGATGGCAAAGTATGCTAGTAAACGTGCTGGCATTGGTTTAGAGATAGGACGCTTACGACCATTGGGTAGTCCCATTCGCGGTGGCGAAATCATGCATACTGGTATGATACCATTCTTGAAGAAATGGTTTGGTGACTTACGTAGTTGTAGTCAAGGTGGCATTCGTAATGCAAGTGCTACTGTATTCTACCCTATCTGGCATCATCAGTTTGATGACCTTATTGTTCTTAAAAATAATCAAGGAACGGAAGAAACTAGAGTTAGACACATGGATTATGGAGTTGTTCTTAGTTCATTCTTCTGGAGAAGATTTAAAAACAAAGAAGACATAACCTTCTTTGATCCCAACGAAGTACCAGACCTATATGAAGCATTTTATACCAACACAAAATTATTTGAAGAACTTTATGTTAGATATGAAAAACAAAAAGGACTCCGAAAGAAAACAATGTCTGCTGAAGAAGTTTTCAAAAGCGGTATCCTTAAAGAAAGAACCGACACTGGACGTATATATCTAGTATTCATTGACAACGTAATGAACCAAGGTCCTTTTGATCCTGAGTATCATACAATTTACCAAAGTAATCTTTGCTGTGAAATACTTTTACCTACTAAGTCCTTTAAACGTCTGGATGACGATACTGGTCGTATCGCACTTTGCACATTGGGCTCAATCAATTGGGGTGCGTTCCGCAATCCAGAAGACATGCGCCGTGCTTGCCGTATTCTACATCGTAGCCTTAATAACATTCTTGACTATCAAGACTTTCTTTCCATTCAGTCTAAACTAAGCAACGATGAAATTCGTCCATTGGGCATTGGTATTACTAACCTAGCGTACTGGCACGCCAAGCGTAGCTACAAGTACGGAGAGAAAGATGCACTAGCAGAAGTTAAATTGTGGTCAGAGCATCAAGCGTTTTATCTAACCGAAGCAAGTGTAGAATTAGCAAAAGAACGCGGTCCTTGTTTGACTAGTGATAAAACTAGATATGGTAAAGGTATATTCCCTTGGGAACTACGTGCAAACGGTGTCAATGATTTAGCAGACTTTACTCCCGAACTAGACTGGGAAACTCTACGTGTTAACATGAAACAATATGGAGTCCGTAATGCTACACAAATGGCAGTAGCTCCTGTAGAATCAAGCAGTGTAGTAATTAACTCTACTAATGGCATTGAAATGCCTATGAGTTTAATTTCGGTAAAAGAAAGTAAAGCAGGAAGTTTTGTACAAGTTGTACCAGAATATCATAAATTAAAAAACAAATATCAATTAATGTGGGATCAAAAAGATTGTGATGGTTACTTAAAAACTAGTGCTGTGTTAGCCGCCTATGTTGATCAAAGTATCAGCACTAACACATTTTATAATCCTGCACACTTTTTGGATCGTAAAGTACCTACTACTTTGATTGCTAAGAACTTAATGCAATCACATTATTGGGGATTAAAGACATTCTACTATAGCTTAATTAATAAAGCAGGTAGTAAACAATTAGAAGAACAAGCACCAACAATGTTAGAACCTATTAACTTTGATGATGAAGAAGATTGTGAAAGCTGTAAACTTTAAGGAAATTATATGTTAAAAGATAGACGAGCATTACTAGAACATGATCTTAAAATTGTGCATGACCAAGCATCAATGATGTATTTGGAAATTGTAACAAAAAATGAAGATTGTCATAGCGTTGAGTATCAACAGTTGCGAGATCAAATTTCTAAATTAGAGTTTGATCTTAATATGGTTAATCAATTAATTCATAAAGGACATGAATAAGTGTTAGAAACAATTTGTGAAGTGTTAGAAGATGCGTATAAACGCAATTGGATTACTAGTCGTGACGGCAATGTGAGTATTCGTCATCATGACCGTGACCACTTCTATATTACTCCAAGTGGTGTACGCAAGCAAACATTACAACCAGACCAGTTTAAGAAGATTGGTATCTTATACCAACCAATTGAACGATATAATTGGACTGAATTACCCTACACTGATATTAGTGAAAAGCTAAAGCCCAGCGGCGAGATTCCTTTACACTTTGGCTTACAAAAAAAGATGGGTCAACATAGTAATGATGTTCGTGTTATTGTACACGTGCATCCTACGTATTGTATTGCTGCCATGCATGCGGGTATTGATTTGAGTACAATCAGTGATGCGTTTCCAGAACTCAATCGTTATACTAAAGTTGCACCTAACGTAGGCGATGTAGCTCCTATCAGTCAAGAACTTGCTGATGAATGTCACAAGAACCTACAGTTAGATAGTGAGGGTTACATTAGGTATGACATTGTGGGAATCAAAGGACACGGAGTAGTTGCTATTGACACTAGCCCGTGGCGTGCTTATGAACACATTGAACGATTAGAACATATTTGCAAGATTGTACTAGCATCAGGGAAATATTAAAATGAGTTTTTTAGTAGCAAATTTACCGCCGGTCAAATGTTTTGTTCGTAGAGAATTTCTGTATGATTTTGAAAAAGGACACGGAGAACTTGAACCTTGTTGGTGGATATCAATAAAGTCCCAGCGTAGCCAAGCATTTAGAATTGAAGCATATTTAAATCAATATGGTGCGTTATATGATAAACTTCCATTACATGCATATTGTTGGAAACCCATAGAAGGTAAACCATATCCTTTAGATTTCTTGCAATTATGGAACAGTATGTCTTATGATATTACTGTGATTAAAAAAGCAATGATAGCAAATATGAGATGTAAAATTAAAATGAAAGATGGGTCTTGGTTAGAAGGAGAATATCTTTTTACAGTTGATTCAGCACATCCGGATTTCAATGTTATGGATTGTGGGCACAGTGAAGATGTTGAGGATCATAAATCCTTTAACTTCATAAAATGTGATAATGGACAATTTGCAGCACAGCCAAATAACCGTGTTGTTATTTTAGAACCAGCAAGTAATCCTAAAGAAATGAAGATACCAGATTTTAATGTCGCTACTACTAGATGGAATGTTGAAATGGATCCAAAATGGGATTATGGATTGCCTGAAAACAAATGGCGAATGAACGAATAAAAATATTAGGAAATTATAAATGTCAAAACAACAATATAACTTACACACAAAGACGGATTATTTGAATAGAAAAATGTTTTTGGATCCGGAAGGTCCCGTAACCATTCAACGATTTGAAGAAGTAAAATATAAAAAGATTGCTGACTTTGAAACAACAGCCCGTGGATTCTTCTGGGTACCAGAAGAAATTTCTCTATCCAAGGATGCTAATGATTTCAAGGACGCTAGCGATGCAGTCAAACATATCTTTACTTCTAATTTATTAAGACAAACTGCATTAGACAGTTTGCAAGGCAGAGCACCTAGTCAAATCTTTACTCCTGTAGTAAGTTTGCCTGAACTAGAAGCACTTATATATAACTGGAGTTTCTTTGAAACAAACATTCATAGTCGTAGTTACAGTCATATCATTCGTAACATCTATAACGTACCAAAGGAAGTGTTTAACACTATCCACGATACTAAAGAAATTGTAGACATGGCAAGTAGTGTTGGTAAGTACTATGATGAACTACACAGAATAAATTGCCATAAAGAACTCGGCAATGAAATGATAGGTGAAGTTAGTGAACAAGAACATATCAAAGCAATTTGGTTAGCACTCAATGCTAGTTATGCATTAGAAGCATTTCGCTTTATGGTATCATTTGCTACAAGTCTAGCAATGGTTGAGAATAAAATCTTCATCGGTAATGGAAACATTATCAGTTTGATTCTACAAGACGAACTACTACACAAAGGTTGGACAGCATATCTTATTAATCAAGTAGTTAAAGAAGATAATAGATTTGTAAAAGCAAAACAAGAGTGCGAACAAGAAGTCTATCAGCTTTACATGGATGTAATTAGAGAAGAAAAAGAGTGGGCTGATTACTTGTTTAATAAAGGTCCTGTGATTGGATTAAATGCAAACATCTTAAAAGATTTTGTTGATTACACAGCAAAGAATGCGCTACACGATATAGGTATTAAATATAATAATCCTGCACCAAAAAGTACTCCTATTCCTTGGTTCAACAAGCATAGCGATACAAGTAAAAAACAAACAGCACTGCAAGAAAGTGAATCAACAAACTACGTCATTGGTGTGATGAGTGAAACATTAGATTATGACGCATTACCAAACATTTAACAAAGGAATAATATGACAGCAATCGTTTGGAGTAAGTATCATTGTCCTTATTGTGACCAAGCTAAAGCGTTATTAACACAAAAAGGTATTACCTTTGAAGAACGCAAAATTGGTGATGGATGGACAAAAGAAGAACTGTTAGAAGCTATTCCAACAGCAAGAACAGTTCCTCAAATTATATTAGAAGGCGAACTCATTGGTGGGTTCACTGAACTTAAGAAAAAATTAACAGAAAGTACATAATGAAAATAACACTAAAATTCGATCAGGTTTATACATTTAAATTAAATTCAGGCGAAGAACTTATTGCCAAAGTAAAATTATCAGGAGAAGATTGGGTTGAAATAGAAGATCCAGTAAGTGTTGCTCCCGGTCCACAGGGTATGGGTCTTATTCCCAGTATGTTTACCTCAGATCCTAAAGAAAAAACAAAGCTAAATACTAACAGTGTTTCTCTTGTTGCTTTGACAGATGACAATGTAAAAATGAAATATATTGAAGCAGTAACCGGTATCAAAGTACCAGAAAAGAAACTTATATTAGGATAACATGGCAGGAGCAAGTAGAGTAGGAGATGCAAACTCAGCAGGTGGCACCATTACACGTGGTGCTGGTACCGTATTTATTGACGGAAGACCTGCCGGATTGCATGTCAGTGGTATAACTCCACATGCTCCTTGGGGTAAACCACATCCACCGCATGCATCTTCAACGACTACATCAGGTAGCGGAACAGTTATAGTAGAGGGTTCTCCTTTACTTAGAATAGGATCAGGCACTACATGCGGGCATCCAATCGTTGGCGGTAGTGGTACCGTATTTTGTCCATGAGTAATTCTGCTAAACAAAGTCCTTTAGGTGTTAATGTACTCAGTGGTTTTTTACAAAACACTGGCCTTACCATTAATCCTGTAGTAACTAGTTATATGGGTTCTAGTACCGCAGTAAGCAATTACACACCCGGTTCCTTAGTTAATACTACTGTTTTATCTAAACTTACCAGTGCAATAAGAGAAGCCTGGGTATTGTTTGATAGTACTACTATTGCACAGAGTACATATGATGCAATAATTTCTATTGGTAGTACAACAATACCTGCATTAGGAAATTCACCACCTTCTACTTATACTTGGGTAGGTAGTCCTTTTACCACAAGTGTTCAATACGAAATCACTAGTTATGGTTATGCTAGATTGTTTCCTAAGCAAGCATACGATGAGTTTAACTATAATGGTACCCTAGCGTTGACCGGTAATTACAAAGACTTTTTAGGTTCATTCTTAACAACAACTGGTTTTATTTCAATGTCTAATGGTGCTATAATGTCAATGCAAAATGCATTAACATTCTTGGATGGCACGTATAGTAACATGGATGATTTGATTAGTGCTGACATAACCGGTGTTAGTCTATCAACTACTACATTTGGACTAGATTTAATAAATTCAGGCAAGGCAATTAATTTAGCAACAATTTCTACATTTGGGTTGCCTTCTAATTTATTAGAAACATTAAAAAAATATAATGCACTTACTCAGTCATTAAGTTTAGCATTATTAGCAACTGGATTAACTCCTAACGAAATTAATACGTTAACTTCCAATACCAATGTTACTGATTTACAGCAACAACAAGCATATGCTGCCTTTTTAATTATTACAGGGATTGACTTAGCAAATATATTAATTCCTCTCAACTGTAATATTACGGGATTAAACACTCTTGCTGACTTACTTGATGTAAAGAAATTATTTCCAAACAGTTACCAATCATTAACAGTACCTGTGTATAATGCTACGCCTAGCCCAACTAATAGTAAAACATACTATCCTATATACATAAATCAAGGTGTTAACTCTGGATTAAATAATCCTGCAATTGTTAAACAAGTTGGTTCAATCAATAGTAATACAAGAAGTGTAGGAACTACTCAATCTGGACTTACTCCAGGAAGTAGTACAGTAGTTCAGCCATTGCCCGAAGGATTTGGATCATATCTTGAAAATATTTTACCCAATGACGTTGCTGTTTCAGCAGGCGCATTTAGTGTTACTATGCAACAAATTAGAAATATTTCTAATGTTCCAATTGAAAAGTTTGCACAAGTAGTAACATCAATCGAAACGACTAGAGGTTTAGCTGTTAACGGAACAAATATTCCAACTGATGTTGTATCAGCACAAGCTGGTATTAATCTAGTTGCATTTGGTACTGGTCCATATAAGACATATACATTTTCTGATTTCTTTGGTTGTATGTCTGGATTAACATATCCTTGGGAAAGTATTCAAACATTAATTTCCAAAGTACAAACTACAACGTTACAAACAATATATACAAATTTATATAATGCTACATTAGCCGCTAATGAAGCAGATATGCTTACCTATATTGCACAAGCTAACGCAGAAATTGCATCAATCTATGCTACTAGGAATAGTAATTCTAATGTTAATTCATTAAACAGAGCATGGACTAATACCGGTAGTCAATTAACAAGTGAACAAAATGCTAGAATTTTAGGATTACCCCCATTACCTTCGCCAAGAGATGCCAACATTTATCCATTCCCTATTATAATTTATAGTATGGTAGAAGCAATAACTAGTTATGCAAAAGATACTTCACCTAATATGGCTGCACAAACATTAGAAGCAATAGCTAACTTAAGTAATGTAACTGGTCAAAGTTTAGTTGGATTGATGAGGGCTGAACGAAATCAAGAACGATTGATTAGAGTGGGAATAACTTTAGATGATAATATACTTGACGTTGTTCCTTTACCAGAACAAAAAGAACTTATTGCTAATGGAACTGTAGCAAACTCATCACCTGCTACACTACAACAATATGATAGTAGTACTGATACTTATTTTTCACCTACTCCAATAGGATCGTATGATCCTAACACAAATCAGTATTTGGTAAATGCTCCTTCAACTTCTAATCTGATTACACCGACTATACCGACTACACCGACTATACCGATTACTACTGATACACCTATCGCTACCGGTGCACCAATATTCCCCGGAAGTTTAGCCGGATCGCCTTATGCCAATATCATTGAACCTCAATTGAATATAGTATATACTTCTGATATATTATTGCCGGCATCATACCCAGTCCAAGAAGCTATAGAACAAGTGATTCTATGCAATTGTGATTGTTGGGTACAATAATTTAATTTCGCATTAATGCGAGGAAAGGAGCAGAAATGCTAACGACCCCACATAAAATTTTCAGTCTGTTAATATTAATTATAGGTTTATTTTTTGTAACACCATTAAAACCTGTACATTCTGAACCAACACTTTATACTAACTTTGCAAAAGTTGATAAAAAACAACTTGCCTGTATGGCAAAGAATATATTCTATGAAGCAGGTAGCGAGTCAATAAAAGGTCAAGCCGCTGTAGCTAGAGTAGTTATGAACAGAGTTAATCACGGATTTGCAAGCAATCCTTGTAATGTTGTTTATCAAAAAATAACAGTTAATGATAAAACAATATGCCAGTTTAGCTGGGTATGTGAAGGTAAAGGTGAACCTAATAAAAATAGCCATAGATATAAAGTAGCTGAACAAGTTGCGTATGAAGTAATGGTTATGAATCAATACACAGATGTAGTTCCAAAATCTACATTATTCTTCCACTCAATTAATATTGATCCATTATGGCCGTACAAAAAAGTAGCAACAATCGGTGGACATGTTTTTTATGCTAAAACAAAAGTAAACACACAACCAAAACGTAAATCTAATGACCATATAGATTGAGTTAAATGGCACATTTATGATATACTCACGATATGAATAATCCTGTAAATATAGCAAGGAGTCCAGAACGTAATACCTTTCAAAAAGAAGGTGCAATCCGTCGAGCAGAAGAAAAGGGCGAAGAGCCTAATCAAGCATACATTGATATGTGGGATCAGATTAAGATCGATGATGCTATTAAGATTCACGATCCTGAGTGGCAAAAAGATAATATGGAATATGATCTAAGGTCTACTCAATGGATAATTGACAAAGTAAAAAGTGATGATGTATATGCTCAACACTTATATGCCGCTATGTGCAACAATGAGTTTACTAAAAATGATATTATCCCTATATTAACCGAGAAGCGTTGGGGCTGTAGTTGGAGACATGCAGGCGGTGTTATTGCTGACATGAAAGAACAAGGCGATTATATTGACTGGTATTGTTCTGGAATTAGAAAAGATGATATTTCCGATCACGAATTTAAAGAACTAAATGTAGAAGAACAAGAATTAATACTACAAACAAAAGCATATGTAAGTGAGAGTGTTGTCACCGATGAGATACGTGCAGACTTGTTAAAATTAGGTTGGTTAGTAATTGATGACACCGAATAAAGATATAATTCCAGTCACTTATATGTCCGGTACCGGCGGTGCTTTTTTATCAAAATTTATTACTTTTGCAAAATTAAATTCAAAAGATATTTTGAAGTTAAGCAAACATGGAAATGCTCATAGTGGATATGTTGAATTACCGCGTTCTATTTTAGGACCACCTGATGATGACAATCTTAAAATTGAACAACTACTGAATGCTAAGCCATACGATGATGTTTTTCCTATCTATTATGTTCCTACACATATTTTAGATTTAAAATTATGTATGAATTTTTTTGAAAAAACAATTCGCATAACTTATGAAAAAGAGGATATAGATGATATAGCTATTTGCTATGTAGGAAAATATCACATAGATGCAACCCATAAAATTGATTCAACTATATTAAACTTAAAATTACATTCACATATGTTGCTATTGAAATTTTGTAATCAATTTTCAACGATAGAACAAAATTCAAATATACTGTATGTTTCTTGGAAAGAATTACTATATTATGATCCTAATATATTGATTAACAAGTTACATACTTTCACACAAATACCAATAGAAAACTTTAATCTTGAAAATTTATATAATTGGAGAAAAGCTACTATTTCTTGCATAGAGAACATTTCTACAGCTAAATAGAATACAGGAGATACTTATTATGGCTTATAGCGCACAAGTAATTGACCACTACGAAAACCCAAGAAACGTTGGAAGTTTTGCAAAAGATGATGACGATGTTGGTACAAGTATGGTAGGCGCCCCGGCTTGCGGTGATGTAATGAAACTGCAAATAAAAGTAGATCCATCAACAGGATTAATAACAGATGCCAAATTTAAGACATATGGGTGTGGGTCGGCAATTGCTTCTTCAAGCCTTGTCACAGAGTGGGTCAAGGGTAAAACATTGGATGAGGCTGCAACCCTTAAAAACTCAACCATCGCCGAACACCTCTCCCTCCCCCCAGTTAAAATACACTGCTCTATCCTCGCAGAAGACGCTATCAAAGCCGCAGTAGAAGATTATAAAAAGAGGCATTGATGGAAAGAACATCAATAGAACCTTCGTTAGATCAAAAGCCTACGTTTTCTATTACTTGGGAAAGCACAATGAAGTGCAATTTAGATTGTTCTTATTGTAGTTCACATGATAATTCTATTCCCCATCCTGATTTAGAAGATTGTTTAAAAACAGTTGATTTCTTTTTTGAATATACTAACTTGTATCTGTCAGTTAAGAACCAAAAACATAGTCATGTGAGTTTTAACATTTTTGGCGGAGAGAGTTTATTTCATCCAAATATTGTTGAAATAATAGAATACTCAAACAAGAGACATAAAGATTTAAACTATACCTGGTCTCTGAGTTTAAACACTGTTACTAACGCTTTAGTCAAGCAAAAAGTTTGGGAAAAATTAGTTGGCTATATTGATTTTTTCACAGTAAGTTATCACTCTGAAAGTTCAGCAGAAGACCAAAAATTAATAAGAGAGAATATATTATTTTTAAAAAAACAAAATAAAAATTTTCACTGTGCAGTTTTGATGCATCCTAAAAATTGGGATAACTGTGTTGCGATGGTTGAATGGTGTAAGGAAAATAATATTCCGCATGTTGCTAGAAATCTTGACCATCATCCAAGTGATACTCGATTTTTATATGATACGGAACAAGTTAACTGGTTTAATAAAATTCGAGGAATATCTAAGCCTATTCAAATAGTAAAGAAAGATGAAAAAATAAATATAGGAGCGACGGGTAGAGGTTGTTGCGGCGGTCAAACTATGTCAATTAATCAAGACTATTCTTGTACTACTTCATTTATTTCTGATAATTCTTTTGTTGATTGGTCGTGCGGTGTTAATTATTTCTTTGTTTACGCAAGACAAACTACTAAAGAGGTATTCATTAACAAAGATTGTAAGATGAATTACGATGGAGAAGTTGGGCCTATAGGAACATTAGATAATACTGAATTAATTCTAAATGATTTAAAAGAAAGATTAAAACAACCTGTTGTAGCTATAACATGTAAAAAGAGTGCATGTTGGTGTGGACTTTGTACACCAAAAGCTAGCACTAAAACAACATTTGATACTATAATGAAGAAATATCTTAAGGAAGTAGTATGAGTAACGAACAAGCAAAATTTCTAAATAGTCAACGCCGTCATAAAACAGATGTACATATTGCTAGACAAGTTAAGATTGCTAAAGCACACGGGTTAACAAATCGTGATAAAGCAATTAAAGAGCCGCATCGCTTATCTAAACATCATGTTATGGATTGCGGTAATCCACATTGTTATTTGTGTGGTAATCCTCGCAAGACACATAAAGATAAATTAACCGCACAAGAAAAACGTTTGTTTCAAGACGTAGAAAAAATTACAGACAAACATAGTAATGGGTTAACGCCTACAGAAGAATAATTACCCAATTTAATTGAATAAATAATATTGAGTATGTTATATTCAAACAGACTAAAACACACAAGGAGAAAGTTATGAAAACAGTCGGTGATAAATTAGAAAAATTTGCAATTACTGGTGTCAAGCCAGGACAACCAGAAGATGCGTTCTTCACAATTACAGAAGAATCATTTCCAGGAAAATGGAAAGTAATCGTTTACTATCCGAAGGACTTTACATTCGTTTGCCCAACAGAAATTGTAGCATACGATAAGTTAACACAAGACTTTGCCGACCGTGATGCAGTATTGCTCACAGGCAGCACAGACAATGAGTTCTGTAAAGTAGCATGGCAAAAGAGCCACGATGACTTGCGTAAGATCACACATCACCAGTTTGCTGACACTGCTCGTCACCAACCAGGTGAAGAACGTGGTAGCGTGAGCCTAATTGAACAACTAGGTGTGTTCTATGCTCCAGCAGGTGCCGCACTTCGTGCAACATTCATCGTTGATCCAGACAACGTTATCCAACACGTTACAGTCAACAACTTGAACGTTGGTCGTAGCCCAGAAGAAACATTGCGTGTATTGGACGCATTGCAAACTGGCGAACTATGCCCATGCTCACGTCCAATTGGTGGTGAGACACTATAATGTTAGACTGCCTTATTGTCGGGGATAGTATTGCTGTAGGCGTTAGCCAAATTCGTAAAGAATGTATGGCTATAGTTAAAAGTGGAATTAATTCTAAGAATTGGAATCAACAACACTTAGATAAACTAAGTCCTACTAAAACTTTGATTATTAGTTTAGGTGCAAATGATGTTAAAGGATCAGTTGATACTGAAACTAATATTCGTAAACTTAGAATTAAGGCACAGGCTGAAAAAGTATTTTGGTTGTTGCCTAGTAATAAATTAAAATCCTTTCAAGTTAAGGCAGTTGAACAAGTGGCTAATGAGTTTGGGGATACTATCATCTCCAGACCAGAGTCAGATATCAGTGGAGATGGAGTACATCCTACTTACATTGGTTACAAAAAATTAGCAGAGAAAACAAAATGAACTTTCGTGATTTATACGAATACTTCAAGAGGGAACATTGCCCTCTTGTAACCAACAAGGAAAATAAAAATGCAACCAATTACAATTAACGGAGACTGGATACAGTCAGTAAAAGATTCAATTCCAGATCATGCTAAAGATATTAAATTAAATTTAGATAGTGTAATGAATCGTAGTGGGCTAGATCCTGTTGATGCTCATGCTTGTGCATATACTGCGGCTATTGCCGCAGGCAACGGTGGATTGGCATTTGAAATAGAAATGAACGGTCCATTGCTCATGGCAGAAAAAGAACGTGAAGCCGCAAAGACTGCTGTAGCATTAATGGGTATGAACAATGTTTATTATCCGTTTGTTGAAATGACAGGCGATCCTCAATTGAAAGGATTGCCACCAGGACTACGCATGAATGCTTATGCTAATCACGGTGGAGTTTCTAAAAAGAAATTTGAAATGTATGCATTGGCTGCAAGCATTGTAGGAAAATGTCACTTTTGTGTGAAGAATCACTATGATGCACTTAAAGCTGAAGGAATGACTGTGCAAGAATTACAGGCAGTAGGTAAGATTGCATCTGTGATTAATGCTATTGGTAAAGTAGCAATTTAAACAAGTGTGATAAATACTATATAACATAGGAAAAACACATATGTCTTTCACAGTAAATCATACTATAAATTATACTAGAAATTTCGGAGATTATAGATTTCCTAATTGGGTTGAAACCATTAATTATTCAGATTTAGAGGGTCTGTTCCCTGAAATTACTGAAGCAGAATGGCCCACAGTAAAACAAGAAATTATAAATGTAGTTAAACTTCCTTTTGGTGTAGTAGGAGAAACTCCAGGGTTAGTCAATTATACAGAAACTGATTCAAATGAAGGCGGAACTATAACGTTTGTGTTTGATAATGAAGCGTCATTCCAAGATTTTGTTGAATATCGCCAATCTCAACAAAAATACGGTTTAAATCCAGATTTCTCAATTGAGATGTTTGAATTAGCAATGGGTGATAATGAAACGCTTGATGGAAGAACTTTGCATAATCTTTTAAACGATATAACTCTACATAATGTACCTGTCGGTCTTTGGCTATTAAAGAAATATGAAATAATGCGTGGATGTATTTATACAGTAGATCACGTAACTTCATAATCATTTAAATCTATTATTAGTACCTGGCTCACCGCCCAAGATTTTTGCGAATCTTGGGCCCCATTTTATCGAACTTACCGTCTCACCATATTCTTTTTCTAATTTATCCATTTCTTTTTTGATATCCCATATAGCCCTAACTTGTTCCCATCCAAATGCTCTTGGCCTAGGCTCTGCATTAGTGTTACCTAATAAATGATGTATACCTTGTTTGAGTCGAATAACTCCTAATTCATCAAGTTTGTTTTCAGGATGGCTACGCATATAATCGATATGTGCTTTAGTCACCAATGCGTTTAGCTCAAAACTACGATTCTGCATACTACCAATACCGTGTATATTATTCTCAGTTAAAAATCTATCGTATTGCGTGAATAAATGACGGGTTGGACTAATTATAGCAGTTGACCCTGTGCCCGACCAAGGCCATGTATACTCACCTCCTATTACAGGGAACCCGGTGCATTGTTCAAACAACCAAAAATGAGTTGCAATATGTGCAGTAAATATTTTATACTTATCCAAATATGGTCTATGCAATCCGTTCTCAAAGAAACTCACAGCATCCAAATCAATTATAATTTGTTTTACACTATGTCTTCTACAGTACTCACCGCTATGATACAAATCATGTGTGTTTAATGTTATGCCGTAACCTTTTAAACGTAATGTTACAGCCTCAACTGGTATTTTATTTTTTAAACAAGCATGTAGTGTCAATTCACTGTCAAGTCCGCCACTGAACAAAACTTGTACTGTCTTTGTTTGTCTTACTGCTAATAAATCATTGTATACTTCATATATACTACGATTTTCTTGTATGGGTATACCTTCTTCCAATATTTCTATTTCATACGTATGTTTGTTTGTTTCGTCATCTGTTATGAATGTATTTTTAAGATAATTGTCTTGACCACTATACCAAATATTTGTTTCTATCATTTTTTACCTATTAACATGAATCTATTGTAACCTTTACCATTTTCATATTGTATAGGTAAAGTGCCACAGAACAATACATCATCTAATGGATATTTTTCAATGAAGGATTCTAAAGATGGTGTATATTGTTTGATATCCCATGTATCACCGTCATTTTTCATATCACTAGACTGGATACATACTAACGTTCCTTTGACTATGTTGTTAAGCCAGTCTATAGAGTCCATATGTTCAGGGCTACAGTTGATAATTACATCAGGTCCTGCTAAGTTGTATGTGTTTGCGTCCCCCACAACGTTACTTAATTTTTTTTCTATAATCCAGGTAACACCTAGCTTGTCAGCAACGCTCACTGCCTCAGCATCAATGTCTATGCCCAAAATAGATTGATATTGATTACGTTTTCGTGCTAACATCATTAAACCTAGTAAGTTGTACCAACTACCTAGTATGAACACTGTAGACTTCTCAGGGAGATATGGTTCAAGTTGTTCGCAAAGCCATAGCTTGCTAATAATCTGTCCGTGACTGAAAGAATCAAAATTCATACTTTTTATTTAGTGGGTAAAACTTATGATAAGTAAAAAGAGTAAGTTGTGTGTTTTGGGTAACAAGTTTAAAAAAGTTGTTGACAATCAATTGAACCTGTCATATACTACACACATCGAAACAAAAAGTGAAAAAAACACTATTAAATTGACAGAATTTTTAACCAGGACTAAATAAAAGACTATGATGAACTTAACTTGTAATCTGATGAAACAAAGAGCATGGCATGCCTTAGCCATAGCTTCCTTTGTCCCATCATATCCTACAAGTGCATTTAGTATTCGCGGTAATGATGCCCAAACAGAGGGAGCAAGCCCGGGGACTAGGTAAAGTCTAATCATAGATTGAATTTTATCTAAAACCCCTGGGAACTTAAAAAGTCTCAGGGGTTTTTGTTTATGGAGAAAAAACAACAATGAAAGCTGACAATGATTTGAAAAGTAAGTTAGAATCGGCATCTTGTGATAAAACGAATTGGTTTAAAAATCATTCGTTATCAGAAGATGAACGAAAAAAGTTGATTGATGAAAAAGTAAAACGTTTCATTAATCAAGTAGAGTTTAGTAGAAAAACCGTAAAGGTTATTAACTAAACTCAAGTGTTGATAGGCAACGAGGGCCGGTAAGCATCACTATAAAAATGCCACAAACGGGCGGACAGTATACATGAAAGCATGGCGATAACATGTTAGTAAGACTACTGGTTAGGGTATCGACCCTAACATAGCGTAAGAAATTACGCTATTCTATAAGACATTGAAGAACAACGCCCTATCCCCCTGACGGCATAGACAAGCATTTAGTGTTTTATAGAATAGCGTTTTGTTGGCGTGTAGTGTAATGGTAACACCACAGACTTTGACTCTGTTATTCTAGGTTCGAGCCCTAGCACGCCTGCCAAATTTATATCCTGTTAGTTTATCGGTAAGAACGATGGCCTTTCAAGTCGTAGAGACGGGTTCGACTCCCGTACAGGATGCCAGTTTTAGGATCGGTTCAGCAATTAAAAAAACTTTTATTGTCAAAAAGCAAAAAACGATCCTGTTTTATATGCGACCGTAACTCAGTTGGATAGAGTACTAGGCTACGAACTTAGGAGTCGGGAGTTCGAATCTCTCCGGTCGCACCATCATGCTGATGTAACACAGTGGTAGTGTACTTTCTTGGTAAGAAAGAGGTCGTGGGTTCAAATCCCGCCATCAGCACCATATAAAAACACATTATACGAACCCGAATCAGCAATGGCATTGCAGAGGTTTAATTGTGTAATGTGTTTCTATATGGTTGAGTAGCATAGTGGCTAATGCACCACCTTCATACGGTGTTTATCGTCGGTTCGAGTCCGACCTCAACTACCAATTAGACTTTTTAGGTGTGACTATGTTGTAATGGTAGCAACCTAGACTGTGACTCTGGTAGTACGGGTTCAAATCCCGTTAGTCACCCCTAAAAAGTTTATGGCACAATAGCTCCAATGGTAGAGCAGTGGACTGAAAATTCATGTGTTGCTGGTTCGAGTCCAGCTTGTGCTACCAATCAATATGCCTCCTTAGCTCAGTGGTAGAGCAATCGCTTGATAAGCGATAGGCCGATGGATCGTTCCCATCAGGAGGCACCAAGAATTATTCCGTGAGAGCAAGCAAGGTGTGGGCGTCTGACTGTTAATCAGAAATGAGCCAGGTTCGATCCCTGATCACGGAGCCAAGTTAAATGGTCTTGTCATATAGTGGTTATTATACCGGCCTGTCTAGTCGGATATCGGGGTTCGATTCCCCGCAGGATCGCCAAGTTTTGAGATAGACGTAGAGATTGAGTCCCTTATACGCTAGTGCCCTATTCTTGAGCATGACACACCAGTAGCAGTATGAGGTTGTTAAACTCTCTTATACGAGACAAGCTGGTGAGTCCTCCCTGGAGGATAGTCAGTCTCTCAAAAACTTATTCATGGGCTGTTAGTGATAATGGGAGCACGGGGGCTTTGCACGTCCTAGGTAAGAGTTCGATTCTCTTACGGTCCACCAAACATGGAAAGTAATGCAGCGGGGATGGTCCTGCGACTGGCCTTGAAAACCAGGTTCTCTTAACAGGGATGGGGTTCGACTCCTCTGCTTTCCGCCAAACAAGGAGTGATTATGTTAAAACAATTTAACATTGATGAAAGTTATATTTGTGATGTTAGAGTCAGAACCGAAACATCTTTAATCAAAGATCCCAACAACCCTACGTATGATGACATTATCAAAATCCTAAAAGGACATGATAAAATGATAAACATCAGTAACAAAGACCATGATGAGTTTACAAAGTTACGTAACCTCTTAGAAGAACAAGGCTACATCAAAACCGATCGTGGGTGTTGGAATGGTGACAGAGTATTAAAAGGGTTCAAACTAAATGAATTCACTCTAAAAAAAGGTAATAAGTTTCTTTGTGCTACTGCAATGCAAGGAGCAATTGGTTTTGCTAGAAAGTACAATAGAACGACTATAGGAATTTAACTGGGTATATTGTCAACTTGGTAGACGGCCGGGCTTGGAACTCGGAGGCTGGAGGTTCAAATCCTCCTACCCAGACCAAAATTAGTTAACATAACTATTTAAACTAAATAAATGTTTAAGAGGTTGTTATGTTACCGTTACAGAAAGCTATTCATATTAGGTTTAAGGAAAAGGTTCCTTTTTGTGCTCCACATGAAATGATTCAATTACTAAATGAAAAATGTGAAGAATTTTTTTATAAAGATAAAACAGACCTTGATTTAACTTTTATAGACGAATACACAACACAACGTCTTTTTGTGGACCAAGAGTCAGTTGAAGAATGGGCCGAGATTATGAAAACTGAAGCGGCTAAAAATAATGTTGAAATAGCAGAAATTAAAATTTTTGATATTTAATATGAGTACTTTAAAAGATCCAGAACAATCATTTGAAGAAATGATGGCACGTAACAGAATGTCGCAACTACATCAGTCTGCGTATTCATTCTGGCGTGATAGCAATTATGCGTATCACGAATACTATGATAGATTCAAAAGATTTTCTAGGTGGTTTGACCCTTCTTGGTCGCTTCCACCTCACGTTCAAGCAGTTAGTGATTTATACAGCAAATACTTTATAAGTCATAAGATAATTCCAACAGATTATGGGCAGGGTGTGCAAATGCATTTGAATCCTAGTAATGTACCAGAAAACCCAAAAAATTGGCAACGTTGGAAATCGTGGTCCTATACCGCATGTATTCCATTCTCACTTGAAGATTTAGATAAATGGGATCCGATTCCATTAAGATATACTCAGTATTATAATCTTTCTGAGTTAGATTATAATCCTTGTTCATACGATGAATCAAAATTTAGTACAATGTATTGTCGTCCATTTGAACGAATGTCATTTGCTTCATCACACATTGCACATGAAGTATTACCGGCAAACAACAGATGTTTTTGGATATTGCATGATTTAACATTTGAAGATGGTGTACTTCCACACACTAATATCAGATCAGATGTGGTTGAAAATCTTGCTGATATGCAAAAAGATATTTTAGAAATTATTAGTACTAAAAAAGAAGACGGCACTCCGTATTTCAAACGTCAGTTCATGTCTGACCTAGATTATTTCTTATCATTTAATAAACCAGTCAATGACTTTGATTGGATGCCACCAAACTTATAATGCCCTGCTGGACAAATTGGTAAAGTCATCTCTCTCAAAAGGAGAAGTTCTCCCCGTTCGAATCGGGGGCAGGGTACCATTATAATTTTTCTATAATTAAATGTTTATGTTTTTCAATGAATTCAGGCTCTCTGATATTTTGAAAACAGATAGAATATAATATTCTATGATTTACTATATTATGGACACTATGATAGTTTTGCGGGCAAAATTGATACCATGATTCATCATTGAATTGATATTCACCTAATAAATCAAATTGTTCATCTTTATTACTCATTAGTCCGTTAGTTTTATAATCACTTTCTTGTTTATATATTCTAGTACGCACATCTGGTCCTCCTATTTGAATACAACGATTGATAGAAATAGTTCGTCCTCCCCCGTCAAAATGAGGGGGATAATTAGCAATAGTGTTTGGCTTGATGTTTATTAAATTCACAAAAATACCAAAAATTTTATCTTTAAAATATTGTTGGTATGTTTTTTCAGTATATTCTTGTATTTTTTCGTTATGAAAATATGCACATTTAGCAACATTAATCATATGATTATCCGAATAGTGTAATGCTCTTGTATTAAACATTGGATCTTCTGGAAAAGAGTTGCAATAGTCTAAGATTTCTGATATAATAGACATATCAGGTTGGGGCAAGTTAAATTTATACGGCATCAGATATTTATGCGGGTCATTAATTCAGTGGAAGAATTCTGGTCTTCGAAACCAGCAGTCAGAGGTTCGAATCCTCTATGACCCTCCAAACATATACTAAATAAAGTCATGCAAGACGAATTTTCAAATATACTATGGATGCCAATCGACATTCCAAAATGTCCGATTCAGCCTACTGTTAATGATGGTTTTCATTGGGCATGGTGGGAAGTAAATAAACTGACTCAACAACGAGAAAATCCATATGATGAAAGTGATTGGACAGACGAGACTAGGGAAAAATATCCTGAGTTCGTAGATTGGTTTAAACAGTTACCTTACAAAACAATACGAAACGTAAAGGTCAATCGACAAACAAGATTTGTTGATCCACATATTGATTTTTACAAACCAGAACTTCATCCTACATTACACACTAATAATAAAGAAAACGAACCGTGTGGTTATAGGATACTAATTAAAGGTAGTAGAGACAAGGGTATTTTCATTATGCGTGGTGAAGAAAAAATTTACTGCAATATGCCTGATGCTACTGATACTTATGTTTTAGGTCATACCTCAACTAAGCACGGTGTAGAAAATGATGAACAAAGAATTACAATCTTTACTCATTTTGAAATTGATGCAGAAAAAAATAGAGCCTTATTGCAAAAAAGTTTTGCAAAATATGGATCATACGCAATTTTTAACAAATAGTGTGCAAGCTAAACAAAGGAGTAAATCATGGCAGTTCTAGCACTAGATATTTCAGGAGTTCCCCGGCAGTGGATCTCACACGATGACGCAATTACCTATCATGCAAAAAATGCAGTAGCATGGGCATTGGGTGAAGTTGTGGCTAAATATCGTGGTGGTATTCAGCACGATGGTGAAATGAGTTACCTAGAAACTTCTAGTATCATTGCTATTAAGGGTCATGGTTTCAATCCACATAAACATGCTAATGTTGCATTAAGCAACCGTACATTGTTCGGCCGTGACCGACATGTATGTGCATACTGCGGTGGACATTTCCCCAACTATAACAATCTAAGTCGTGACCACATTTTGCCTAAGAGTAGAGGTGGTGAAAACACTTGGATGAACGTGGTTACTGCATGTAAGGATTGTAATGCAAAGAAGGGTCACAAACTGTTAAAAGAATGTGGCTTAGAATTGTTGTATGTTCCATATGCACCAAATCACTATGAAAACATGATTTTACAAAATCGCACGATTCTTGCGGATCAAATGGAATATTTGCTTGCAGGTGTTCCAAAGCATAGTAGAATTTTGTTGTCCTAAATATTATAGGAAGACTTGACAAAAAAGTTTTCCTATGATATACTTTTGTTAAATAAACACATGCCCTTTTAGCTCATTAGGTAGAGCAACTGTTTTGTAAGCAGTAGGTGGTCAGTTCGAATCCGACAAAGGGCACCAAATTTATTCCCCAGTAGCACAGCGGTAGTTGCAGTTGACTGTTAATCAACGTGTCGGTGGTTCGATCCCATCCTGGGGAGCCAATTTTTTAATGGAGTATCTATGTTAGTAAGCGAAAACGCAGGTTATAAATTGTTTTGTGAAGTTCATAAACTTAGTGTACATCCACAAGACAACCATGTTAGAATCTATACTACATACGATTGGGCCAAGAACCCAAATGCAGAACAAAATAAACTAGAGTTATTCCTTAGTGACAAGGAATTAGAAACACTCAGACAATCACTAACAGCCTAAATTCTCCGGCGTTAGTATAATGGATAATACAGCGGTCTTCTACACCGTGAATGTGGGTTCGATTCCTGCACGCCGGACCAAAAACAAAAGTACTATAATGTTGTTGTAAAAATACAACAACAAAAGATTTGACAACAAATCTATATGGTGCTATACTATGTCTAATGAGTTGAGAAATCAACAACGTTCTTTAAAAAATTAATTGTCATATAGTCCCTGTTAAGTTCAGGGTACTATATGTAAATGCATTAGGTTATCAACTCCGGTAGGTACCTTAGTAGAGTAACTATACCAGCTGACGGGCTGGCTCTACTAAGACTACATGAAAGCAGATCCGAAAGGACGAGGCGCGCCGGATCAAGTTGACCCGTAATGTGGTTGATAGACAAGTCTGTGGACGACACAGTAGGGCAGGTTCGAAACTGCGTTCTCTATCAAACATCCTAATGCTTTTTCATATAGTAATTTGCTCGGTTCGTCTATCGGTTAGGACGGTGGCCTTTCACGCCGCAAAGAGGGGTTCGATTCCCCTACCGAGTACCAAATTTATGGAGCAGTAGAGTTAATGATAAACCCTGTGGGCATACAAATAAGTCCTTCCGATTATCAGGTTTGATTCCTAGTCTGTCCCACCAAGAATATGCACCGTTAGATCAGTTGGTTAGATCGTCTGCCTGTCACGCAGAAGGCCAGGGGTTCGAGTCCCCTACGGTGCGCCAAGTTTATAGAGAGTTGGGTGAGTGGTTAAACCAGCAGATTGCTAATCTGTCATTCAGAAATGGGTGCGTGGGTTCGAATCCCACACTCTCTGCCAGAACGTTCCGGGTGTCTCCGGATAGTGTGACCCGCACGATGAGAAGTAGTGTGACAGCTACGGGTGGTAGTCTTTAAACCGAAAGGCCGCTAGCAATGCGA